CGCTCGTCGAGGAAGGCCTTGGCCTTCTCCCAGGTGTCGGCGCGGCGGGTACGCAGGTCAGAAATCGTCATCGTAGACATGGGTTCTCCTTCAGTGTTGGTGAGTGTGATTGATCAAGGCGGCATACAGGTCCACCACACGTCGCCCCACAGGTGGTGCAAGTGCTGGGACCGGTAGCTGGGTAGCTCGTGGCGTGTCGGTCAGGTGCGCGACAAGGCGCTGCTCGGCAGGTTTGCGGGCAAAACACACCCCGCTGGCGGTATCGGCCAGCGGGGCGGGGCTCTGTGACTTCGGCGGCCACGGTACCTTCGTGTCCGGCTCCTCATCATCGTCCTCGTCCTCGTCCTCATCGGGGTCGGTGACCTTAGGGGCGTTGCCGGTGAGGTAGTCGTCGGCAAACCCCATCGCGATCGCGGCTCGTGCGTCCATCCAGGTCTCTTGATCCATCAGCCGTGCGAGCTTGGCCCGGCTCATCCCGGTTTTCAGCTCGTAGGCGTTGATGATGGATTCTTTGACCGCTGCGAGCATGTCGATGGCACGCCCGAGCTCGTCGGCGTCACCGACGGCGAGGGTGGCCGGGTTGTGGATCATGAGCATCGACACCGGGCTCATCGCCACGACCTCGCCCGCCATGGCGATCACGCTGGCGGCACTGGCCGCGATCCCGTCGATGCACACCCTCACGTGTCCGGGATAGTCGATGAGCATGTTGTAGATCTGGGCTGCCGCGACGACGTCGCCTCCTGGGCTGTTGATCCACAGCGTCACATCACCGGAACCTGCCGCCAGTTCGGAGGCGAACAGGGCCGGGGTGATGTCGTCGTCAAACCATGATTCCTCAGCGATCACCCCGTTGATACGCAAAACCCGGCTGGTATCACTACCTGCCGGGTTAGATGCTTCGGGAGCGGGTGGCTCCCAGTTCCAGAACCGTCTCACCGGCTCCCCCTTTCAACTCTGTGTTCAGTTGGTGGCCCGCCAGGAGGCAAACCGCCTTCTGACGGCTCCAACCCCGCTGGTTCTTCCTGCCTCGCGGTGGCGTAGACCCCGGCCATGGACAGCGGCAGCATGTTGCCGTTGACCAGGTACAAATCACCACCATCAGCGACAGCGATGCGGTCGAGGTTCTCGAGCGCGCGGATGTCGTTGGCACTCATCCACCCGTTCTGGCGTGCTATCGCGTAGCCGTTCATGCGCGAGACGTAGTCGCCACGCAGCAGACCCTCGAGGTTGAACTTCACGAACACGCTCGGCTTCTCACGCTCGGCGAGCAGTGTCTTGGTCAGTGCTTGTTCCCAGCGGATGACCCACGGGTCGAGGGTGTATTTCACGAACTCGAGACTCTGTTGCTCAATATTGGAGAAGCTCGATTTTTCGAGGTCACCGACCATGTGTGGTGGGATGCGGAAGATCCGGGCAATCTCGTTGATCTGAAACTTTCTCGTCTCGAGGAACTGTGCTTGTTCAGGGCTGACGGAGATGGGCGTGTATTTCATGCCCTCCTCCAACACAGCCACCTTATTGCCGTTCCTCGCCCCGCCGAAGGTTTGCTGCCAGGATTCACGTACCCTCGAGGGGTCTTTGATCGTTCCCGGATGCTCCAGCACCCCGCCAGGGGCGGCCCCGTTGGCGAAGAACGATGCCCCGTAGTCCTCGCAGGCCTGTGCCATGCCGATTGCGTTTTTCGCCATCGCAATCGGGCTATAGCCCACCAGCCCGTCAAACCCGAGCCCTGGGATGTGCAGCACGTCAGCAGGCGACAGTCGGATGCGTGTCCATTCACCGGCTGGTTCGTCGCTGGTGGTTTGGTACTCGTAGTAGAGCCTGCCCGCATCATCGCGCCCCACGCTCATGCGATTGGGCATCAGCGGATACAGGCCGATGACCTCATCGCGGCCGTTGCGGATGACCTGGGCGTAGGCGTTGCCCCACAACAGCAGATGCGTCATCAATGTTTCACGGAAGACGAAGCTGGTCATCTCCGGGTTGGGCTCATCGTGCAGCAGCCGGTAGAGCGTGTGGTCGGTGGCTTTGACCTTCGACCCGTCCTTCTCGGTTCTGTAGACGTGCAGGGGCAGGCCCGCGATCGCCTCCGCCAAGATCCGCACGCACGAATACACCGCAGTCATCTGCATCGCGCTTCGTTCGGTGACCGTCCGTCCGGAGCTGGTGGGCCCGAACAGGAAGCTGTAGCTCGAAGACAGTTGGTGGTTCGACACCTGCCGGGCATTAGTGCCGCGTAGCCAGTCGAATAACCCCATGAGCGTCCTTTCAGTTAGCAGAAGCCGTAAGATCTCTTTTATGGGCAAGAAAGACGACACGCAAGAACTCCCCAGCCTCAAATCCGAGAAGGTTGAGGGATTCAGCTTCGTCGAGTCCGGAACGATCGCCGCTTATCAGATGACGTATGACCGAATCTTCTGGGATCTCGATCATGCGCTGTCTGAGCTTGCCGGTCGGCAGGTCGATTTTGCGAACCTTATTCACGCTGCTGCTCACCTTCGACTCGTATTAGAACGAGTCACCACAGCGTCATTCATCGCCGCATACAACATCTTTCTGGAAGCTCAGGAGAGCGTCACCACGGCAAAGGACTTTGGAGAAGTCCGCAAGAAGTTGAAGAAACTGAATAGTAACTACTGGCCTGTAGCTTTTGGCCAGGTCACACACGATGGCAATACAGGACTTGGCGTACTGCCAAACGTGGGTGTTCAGGAAACCGAAGTCGGACGAATCTGGGGAAACCTCAGTGGAATCCTCCACGCAACAAACCCGTTCAAAGAGAAGACATCTACTCCAGACCAAGACTTCACAATGCTCAAAGACCTCGCGTTTGATCTAGAAGATTTGCTTCGCTCTCACATAGTTCAGCTCGCGGATTCCAGTGAGGTGTTCTATCTGCGACGCCTTCCGGACGGTGAAATCGCAGTCCAAGCATTCAAAACAGAGGCACCGCTTCTCTGAGGTCATAAAACCAGAAGTCCGCGCTCGTCATACACCGACCCGCCCACATCAGCGCTACCACCCCGGATAGCCCGGTCCAAGGCCATGATGGTGGCGACGACCCCGTCGATCTTCTCGGTGGACTTCTGCTTGTCGGGTTTGATGTTTCCTGCCGGGTCTTGGCGCACGTGAATGTTGTCGACCATCCAGGCCAACACCGGGTGGCCGCCGTGAGCGAGCCTGCCTTCGAGTGCGAGCTTCATTAGCTCCTTGCTCGGTGGGCTCATGTCTTTAAAGCCTTGCCCGAAGGGCACGACGGAGAAACCGGCATCGTCGAGGTTTTGGCTCATCTGCACCGCACCCCACCGGTCGAAGGCGATCTCGCGGATATCAAAACACGTCCCGAGCTGCTCGATGAGGTGCTCGATGTGGGCGTAGTGGACAACATTGCCTTCCGTGGTCTCCAAGAAACCTTGACTGTGCCACAGGTCGTAAGGCACGTGATCACGCGCCACCCGAAGCGACAGGTTATCCTCCGGAATCCAAAACCACGGGGCGATCCGGTACTTCTCGTCATCCCCGTAGGGCGGGAACACCAGCACGAACGCGGTGATATCCGTCGTGGACGCCAAGTCCAGCCCGCCGTAGCAAGGCCTACCCTCCAGCTCGCCCAAGTCCACCGGGTCCGCGCACGCGTCCCAGATATGCATGGGCATCCACCGCACCGACTGTTTCACCCACTGGTTGAGGCGCAGCTGGCGAAACGAGTTCTCCTCGGCGGGGTTCTGACGAGCCGAGTTGCACGCCGCCCGCACCTTCTCCACCGGCACCGTGACCCCAAGGGAGGGGTTGGCCTTGTGCCACACCGCCTCATCCGTCCAGTCATCGTCCAGCTCCGCGCCGTAGATCACCGGGTAGAAGGTGGGATCGTGTTTCTTGCCCGCGAGAATGTCGCGCGCCTTTTGGTGCTGCTCGTAGCAGATGCTGTGGGTGTCAGTGCCTGCTGTGGTGATGAGGAAGTACAGCGGCTGGGTGCGCGCATCACCCGAGCCCTTGGTCATCACGTCGAACAGGGCCCGGTTGGGCTGAGTGTGCAGCTCGTCGAACACCACCCCGGAGATGTTGAACCCGTGCTTGGAGTACGCCTCAGCGGAGAGCACTTGGTAGAAGCTGTTGGTCGGCTTGTAGATGATCCGCTTCTGACTGCTGAGGATTTTAACCCGCTTCGATAGGGCCGGTGATTGGCGGATCATGTCGGCGGCGACCTCGAAGACGATGCTGGCTTGCTGCCGGTCGGCCGCGCACCCGTACACCTCGGCGGCTTGCTCCCCGTCCCCGCAGGTCAACAGCAGCGCGATCGCGGCAGCCAGCTCGGACTTGCCCTGCTTCTTGGGGATCTCCACATACGCGGTGGTGAACTGGCGGTAGCCGTCGGGCTTGATGGTGCCGAACAGGTCACGCACGATCTGTTCTTGCCAACCCAGCAGTGTGAACGGTGTGCCTGCCCAGCGGCCTTTCGTGTGGCGCAGCGCCTGAATGAACGCGACAGCGAAGTCGGCTTTGCGCTGGTTGTAGGTGGAGCCGTCTGCCATGAACCGGGTCGGCTGATACGTGCTCGTCATCGTGGCGGCAGCTCCTTCCTGGGCATAAGAAAAGCCCCCAACCGTGTAGGGCGAAACGGAGAGTGTGGGGCCAGTCCTGATCCTTGGGGGTCGGGACGGTGCGAGGGGTTAGCAGTAGGTGGCGCGGAAGTTGGCGAGAACCTGGTCGGTGTCGAAGCCGCCGTAGCGCCAATCGGACAGGCCGCGCTGCCTGGCCAGGGCGATGATCTGATCGGCTTTGGTGTAGTGCCAGCCGATGCGGCTGAGCGTGTGGACCGGGATCTTCTCAGCCCCGACCTCCTCGGCGAGCTCGTCGAGGACGCTGAAGGGGATCTCGGCGGCGGCCTGGATCTCTCCGTGCGGGGCGGCGTCGGCGGGGATCTCCAGGTGGTTGGTGACCAGCTCCCGGGTGGCGTCCATCGGGTGTCCTCCTTGGCCTTGGTGGGGTGTGGGTTAGATCTGGGTCAGGGCCCAGGCGATGGCGTGCCCGGCGTCTTCGAAAAGGTGGTCGGCCTCGGCGATGAGCTCCAGGGCGC